ATACCCTTATAGAAACAGAAAGATTTTAGGCTTCGCCTACCGAAATTCATCTCCCACCTACTCACTGGTGCTATCGCACCTTCACGTTCCTTGAGGTGGGAGACTTCTTTCGGGATATGTTAAATCGCGTTCTGGATCAGGAAACCGGCATCCTTGGATGTCAGTTCCACACCGTACACGTCAGCCACATGGATGACGTTCGACTTGATCGTCTCATCGCGGTATTTGCTCGTTTGCGGGCGGCCCTTCTTGCGCATCGTGTAGCCGAAGGCGGGCACCCAAATATCGCCCGGCCCTTCAGGCACGTAGGCCAGCGTCATACTGTTGCCCCAAATGTCCTGCATTTCGCCCTGCTTATCAGCATAGACGGCTTTGCCGACGACAACCTTCTTCACGTCGAAAATTTCCGCCAGCAGATCAGTGGTCAGCACACCTTTCTGTGAAAACTTGATCTTTTCGATCAGCACGGGATGTTCCTTCAGCTTCTCGAACACCTTCGCCCCGAGCTGCATCACGTTCGGATACAAGCCAATACTGGCGCGAATCGTTGCTTTTGCATCCCCGACGATCTCCATGACCTTACTGGCCGGGTCGCTCAGCTTATCCGTGCCGGACAGCGTTTCGACGTGGCTGGAAGAATAATTGCTCGCGTTCTGCACGTGAGAGGCTCGCGTATATTCCATGCCTAGCTGAATGTTGTCGGTCAGCATTTTGGTGCGGGCCATTTCCAGGCGCAGCACTTCGCTGGCCTCTTCCAGCTCGCGGTCGTCGATCGGCGCTTCGAGCGTTTCCTCCTCCAGCGCATAGGGCGCCATCGTCGCATCGTATTCGACTCGATTCGATTTGCTGCGAATCTGCCGCCGGGTGTTGTAGATGCGGAATGACTCCGTTCCCCATTTCGGGATTTTCCCGGCTTCCTTGTCTACGGTCGCGATCGGCAGCAGGTGATCGCCGATGTACTCGGCGTTCTTGTAGCCGATCGCTACGTTCGTCAGAATCGGATCGACAAGGCGGTTTTTTGCAAGTCCTGGCATGATTATGCTCCTCCTTTGGTGGCTGCCGGTGTTCCGAGCAACACTTCTACTTCATCGCCTGCGGCGACCGCCTCCAGGGCGACGCCATTAATGACATTGCCCGCAGCGGCCGGAACGGCACGCCCCTGGGCGTCGCTGGCAAGCTGATCCCCGGCTGCGATGGTCGCCCCGGCCAAAACCGGAACGGTGCCGCCCGTGACGACCGTAATCGAGCCGCCTGCCGCTGCGCCGGTGAGGGAGACGCCGATCGCGGCAGCTCCTGCTCCGGCGTGCGCCCCGGCAGCCGTCACGAATCGGTATTCCTCTACCGCAGCGGAGGCGATGCGGGTCAGCGTGTGACCTGGGTTATATTGCGTTGACATCTCGTTCAACCTCCCTTAGCCTTGGGAAACGGCGATGACCGCTTCCTCGTAGCTGACTTTATTTTTCTCCGCGAAGTCGCGGGCCTTCTTGTCCAGCTCCAGCCGATCCTCGTCCACCGTTTCGCCAGCGCCGACCGTGAAGTCTGCCGTCTTGCTGCCGCCCTGGGCTTTGGCGAACTCCGTGAACAGCGCCTCCTTGTCCGGCAGGTTGCCGACAAACGCTTTGAAGAACGTATAAGGCGATTGTTTAACGGCTTTGCCATCGGCCGAGAACTCGACCGTTTCCTCGTCCGGCAGCTGCTGAAGGAACTCGGCCAGGCCACTGCGCAGGGCAGGGGTGAGTTTCGTTTTGTGCTCGTCCAACAGCGCATGGATGTCGCGCTCGCGCTCCAACGCCTTCTTGGCCTTCTCGCGCTCGGCCGCGAAGTCGGCTTCCATTTGCTTCTTCAGCTTTTCGCGTTCGGCTGCGAACTCGCGCTCCAACTTTTCACGCATTTCCTTTTCCTTGTCTCCCGGCATTGGTTTGCCCTCCTTGGTTTGTTCTGCAAATTCGAGATCAATCTGCACGCCTTCCTGATCTTCCGCACCGAACTCGATCGGCTTCAGCCCTTCGACAGCAGGGGCGGCAGCGCCCAGGAAGCCCACATGCCGCAGCGTCCAACCGTCATCGGTTTTGCGCAGCCGCACGGACACTTTTTTGTAGCGCCCGGCATTGACGGCTTCCGCAAATTCGGGCACCACCTGGCGGAAGCTTGCCAGCAGCTTATCGCCTTCCCGGCTGACACCAGCCACCCAGCCGAAGGCCGGATCGTCCTGTTTCGGGTGGCCGATCACGACCGGGGCTTCAAACTTGCTCGGGTCGTAGTTGTCCACGACTTGCTGAATGTCCTCGGCGCTAAAATCGCCTTGCGGCTCGTAGCGGCCTGCCCGGAATACCTCATACCATTTCATCGCTTGTCCTCCTATTCTTCGCGTCGCTTCACGCTGTCAGGCACTTCCCGGAGTGCGACCGACGGGGATTTTGCCCAACCGGGATCGGGTGCAACGTCCGGCCGGAAGTTGGCCGGGGTGATGCCTTCGCGGGCGGCGCGGTACTTGTTGATCGCGATCACGCCGCAGCGGCAGCGGTGCCCATTAGGCGGCCACCACTTTTTCCAAATGGGATCATCACGGTGAGCGACAAGCCCGTTCATGGCCCGGTGACTGGCCCTGGTGCCGCTATCCATCACGGCGCTGTACCGATAGTAGGGGAACATGTCCACCATTTCAGGCTGCTGCATCTTCTCGTACTGGCCGGTTTCGTAGGCCGTCTGAATCTGATTGCGGAAGACGGTTTCCATATGCCAGGGATCAGCCTCGGCCAGGCCCAGCGTTTCCGCCTTGGCGTTGATCGCCTTCATAAAGTCTCGGAAGGTCGTCCCATCATTCAGGGAAGCCGTTAGCGCTTCATGGATGCCTTTCACCATGTCCTGGCTTTCGACGCCTGCCAGGGTGAAGTGCTTGGCCCGCAGCTCGTCGTCCAGCTGCCGGTACTGCTCCATGCTGATTGGCATCAGGCTGGAGAAATACCGGATCGCCTCCTCGAACTTGACCGGCTTGGCCTTCACCTTGTACGCAGGTTCGTCCTCATCCGCGAAAGAAGGGTTTCCCTCGCGTTCTGCCTTCAGGTAATCCAGGTACGCGCCGTATTCGCCCATGCCGTAAGCCATGATATTCACTTCGTTCATCAGCTCGGCCAGCTGACCGATCAACTGCTCATCCTGGTGCAGGCTGCTGATGTCGGCCCTTGCCAGATCGCCCCAGGCTTCCACCTGCTTGACCAGTTGGTTCCACATCTTGCGGACGATCCCCTGACCGGCATCGACGGCGCGAGCGAAGAGGAGTTGAAGCTGATCGGCCCGTTCCTGCTGCGCGTCCTCCTCGGCGGTGAACTGCGCGACATGCAAATGCTGCGCATGATCATGCTCGTTTCTGGTTTTTCGTGAGACGTTTTGTTCCGCGAAGAGCGGAGCAGGAGCTGCCACTCCCTCGGACTTCTTCGCCAGAATGTCATCCTTGCCCGGCCTCGGCAGGTTGTAGGTGTCATAGAAGTAATCCACCGCCAGCGGGACACCCAGGCCGACGATCTTCTCGTCCCGATCGAGCCGATCCTTGTTCAAGTCCTCGTTCTCAATGTTGATGGAGAAGAACGGGAGCTCTTCAACCTCGCCGAAGTTGAAGAGAACGAGGGGAGGAATCAGGTCGGTATTGATCGCGGACATCAGCATCTTGGCATCCGAATCGACGATTTCGTCCTTGACGTCCGCATGCGTCTGACTGGCGGCGAAGGAACCGCCGCTCGGCAGCTCGCTGGTGAGCGTCTGTCCCAAAATGGCTTTAGAAATTTCCGCATTGCAGAAGCGGAGGAAGCTTTCGTGCGCGTCTCCCTTGGCGTCTCCGGCCTCGATAAAATCGACCGAAGAGTTAGAAGGGATCGCGACGGCAGCGTCCTGAACGAGCGAGACAAGCGCATCGAGCAGCTTGTCCTGATCGGCGACGCTCGTTCCCGGCTGGTACTTGCCGACCGCTGTCGGCATGCCGTACTTCTCCATGAAGATCGCCCAAAACTTAAAGCCGTGTTTCTTGAACTGCCAGGCCCAAAAGCATTTTGTGGCGAGTGAAACGCCATAGGGGTTATGATCGTCGCCGGATTCGTGGACGACGGTCAGGAACTTTCCGGGCGGAACCGGCTCGCCCTCGATGTCGCCGAGCGTGCGCAGGAAGCGCAACTGACCGTCGATGTCGAAGGTGAAATATTCGATAGGGCGATCCTTCATGTTGTCGATCACCCAATGCCCGCCGCGCTCGCGCCAGATTAATTCATGAATGTTCCGCCCTGCGAATACGGCGTCCAGCATTTGCCGCATGTCCTGGTCGAAGTTGAGCCGTTCAAACACGTCCTTGACGAACTCGGCGATCTCCTGATCGCGCGGGTCGTCGGAGGCGGGGAGAACGTCCCAATCCTTGGACATGACGCCGCTTTTGCGCTTGGTGAGCTCGGCCCACACATGAGCGTCCGTCTTCATTTCCTCAAAGATTTCCGCCGACTTGCCGGTCTTCTTCAGGATGATGTCCGGGTTTGGCAGGGTCTTCATGAAGGCGGTCATCGTCGTGAGGACACGGGCGATCTCGCTTGTTTCCGGTTTTTGTATCGGTTTCCCGTCTGCTCCGAGAATCATCAGTATCCCTCCGCAACGCTTCGCATTTTGCTTCGCCGTGCAACTGTCGCCTTCAGATCGGTAAACGGGTTGTTAATGGCTGCGTGAAGCGAGAGGGCTTGCGCCCAAAAACGGTCAGCGTGGCCGTTCTCGCTTCGCTCGGCGGCGTACCGGATGTTCCCGGCTGCCGTCGTAATCTTTTGAACAGAATGCAGATCATTGCGCAGCGTCCGATCCACTGGAATGCGTACCTGCCGATCTTCATAAACCCTCCGCAGCGTGACGGCCATTTCCTGCTTGGCCGGGCCGGTGAAGTCCACCGGTTCGACTTTGCTTCCGTAAGCTTCGACCGCCTCTTCGGCCAGCTGCATGCCGATCCCGGTGCTGTCCAGGCAAGCCCGGCGCATCCGGGGAAGTTCCAGGTATTGAAACAGCTGCTCGCGCTGCGTTTTGAATTTTTGCTTTTCCATAATGTGAATGGCTCTTGTCCAGTACAGGGTGCCGGTGTATTCGGTAATCCACATCACGGTCAGGTCGCGCCTGCGGCCGATGTCCATGCCAAGCGTCAGATCGCCTGCCGCGACAAAGCCGGGTGGAAGGGCGAAGGTGGCCTCTTCGGTTTCGCAAGGCGTGATGAGCTCATAAGGGAGGAGCGAACCGTTTTCGTCGATGAACTCGCAGCAAAATTCTTGCAGCCAGTCGTCTTCCGATTCGCAGCCCTTGCGCAGTTCGTCGATGTCCAGGTCGAGCCCTTGCTCCTTCGCCATGTAAATGTCAATGAAGTGCTTCGACCAGGTGCCTGTGTTATCCATCCACAGGTCATAGAACTTGCCGGATTTCCCGTTCGGCGTTGAAATGACGCGCAGCTTGTAGCCCCTGGTGATCGTCGGATAGAGGGCCGTCCAGATTTTTCGGCTGTCAGCGTGGAAGGCGAACTCGTCCAGTACCACGTTGCCGGAGAAGCCGCGAGCGGTGTCCGGGTTGGCCGGAAGGCCGACAATCTTGCTACCGTTCGGGAAGCGAACTTCCAGCTGCTTGATGTCCCGGTCGTCGATGCTGAAGGTCGTCTCCAGCTCTTCGCAGGCAACGCCGATCGCTCGGGCGTGCATGGCGACCTTTTCCATCAGCTCCTTGCTCTGGCGCTCCCCGCGAGAGAGGAGCACCCATGTCGTGCGGTGATCGAGACAGTCGAGGACGACTTCCAGCGATACCGCAAACGAGAAACCGGTCTGCCGGGCTTTGAGCGAGATTTTGAACCGGCTCTTGTCCTCCACCCATTTGCGTTGGTACTCGGTGAGCTGGATCGCTGGCTGCGTCATAATATCCCGTATACCTGTTCTTTAATGTACGTCAGCGTTTCGGCGTCAAGCCCTTTTTGTCGCCCGGTTTCTTCAATGGCCTTGACCGCTTGTTCTGCTTTCTGGCGGAACTCCAGTTTTAATTTTTCACGCGCGACCGAGCTGCGTTCCAATTGAGCGAGTGCCTTCATCGTCTCGATCAGCCCTTTGTCGATCTCGCCGCCTTCGTTTTGAACCTTCATGAAATACTCCTGAATCATCTGAACTGCAAGATTGGAGGCGGCCTCTGTCATTTCGGTAGCCGGTCGATCTTTGTTGTCTTCCACGATAGCCCTTGCTTGGTCGCGTGCAAGGCGCAGCTTCTCCAGACGAGTGAGGAAGTCTTTGCCATACCGTTGAACTGACATATGGCTAACTTCGATCCCGGTTTCCTCCGACATGCCATTAATCCACTCGGCAATATCTCGATACGTCGTGCCACCCGCCAATTTTTTGTTGACCGCCTCCACGATCTCCGGTGGCAGTTGCGTAATTTTGCTGTGCTTGCGGCGGTTTGTCATCGGATCACCATCACACCCGGATCGTCTGGGATGTTGCCCTCCAATAGGTCAATGCCTTTCTTCGTAAGCGTCGCCATTGTCCGCTGGATGCCTAGCTCGTTGGCCTCCTCGATCATGATGTACTGTCCATCCTCCAGATATTGCAGGTGGCGGCGGATTTGCGGCAGCGAGCCATCTAGGCGGCTGTCGTTCAGGGTGAGCGAGATCAGCCGATCGCTGGCCGGACTCGGGTACTGCAAATTCAAAATGTTGAGGATGAATCCCCGGACTTCCTTAACTTCTCTTGCGTTCATTCGTTTTTCCCTCCTGCTCCTGTGAGCTTACTAACGCTTGCGATCATTTCCCGGACATCGCGGGTGAGAGTATCAACCTTATGCTCCAGCCCGGCGATCGCCCTAGTTTGGTCGTCCTTCAGATCCTTCAGCGATCGGTTAAAATCATCCTTCAGGACGTAGCGCCGGGGCAATTCGGCCTTAAATTCTGAAATGTCCCGTTCGATCTCCTGAATGTTTTTGTCCTGGGTGGTTTGTTTTTCTTTCACGCTGCTGCGGATGTCTTTCAAAAAGTAGCCGATGATACTGGCGAGCGTGAGCAGAATGGAGCCTAGAACAGAAATAATCGTGATAAGTGTGCCTGTCGGCAGTTGCTCCAATGCCGTTTCCTCCTTCGGGGAAAATAAAAAAAGCTATCAGTGTTTATACTGATAGCTTATAAGAACGTATTGGAATTGTCGGTCAAACGCACTTGGGGAATCCACTCACACCTCACCATCACTGAACAAGGATAGTTGATCCAGGTCTTCGGCAGGTGATTTACCACGTACAATACTGCGAACCCAATTTTCTGTCAAGTTGTATTTCTTGGCAAGCTCTCTGCAATTATACCCGTTGTATTCCTTGCGAATTTGCCGATCTCGTACAGTTTGTAAGGCCGTATCGTGTTTAGGTAGGTAAATCTTAGCTCCACCAAAAAGCTTGGCGATCTTGAGGGTGGGTTCGACGCCGATCTCTTTGGCGATCTGGTAATACGGATCGGGAAGATCGTCAGGTTTTACATCTTTGATCCAGCTTTCCGCAGACACAACATCTCCCTCCTTCCTCAACGATCACTGACGGCTGGCGGAAGTTCCCATTCCCTGACTTCGACGTGTCTATGCCTTTTCTGGCAATCAGGGCACCATAGCGGCTTGATGTGTCCCGATCGCCTTTGCCTGCCTTTGCGCCGCCATATGGTGGAGACATAGCCGCAGCTTGTGCAGACAAGGAAGGTTTTGACTGCAAAGCGAATATCGTTTTTTCGGCTCATACTCAAGCCGCCTATGGGGCAGCGCGTTCATATCCGCGCTCCTTCATTTTCTTCAGCGCCTCAATGATCTTGGCGGCCTGCTGCTTCGTGAGCCAATTAAGCCGTTCCACCCCGGCGTATTTCTTGATGAATCCTTGCAAGCGCCTCGGATCGCTCTCCCAGCCGATCTCCTTTTCCAGCTGACGGATTTTGCCGAGCATGGCGTCCGTCGCCCGGTGTTCACGTGGCTTCGGCGCTTCGCCAACGAGCTTGCATAGCCGGTCGATTACCTTGATCGCCTGCTCCTTCGTCAGGGCGGAGATGCTGCGGTCGCCGCTGACCTGCTCGACAACCGACCGCAGATTTTCCTCTTCCATACCGTATTGCTTTTGCAGCCCGAAGATTTTACGACGCTGCTCGGGGGTGATCTTCATCTCCGATCACTCCTTCCCAATCAGACGCTGGCACTCTTGGACGGTCATCTGGCGGCGGTACATGTTATGCGTCACCGCGTTCAGATCGGCATCAAACAACTTGTCGTAGTCCGGGCTCATTTCCACGCGCGTCATTTGTTCAACCTTCTGCAACGGCATTGCCATCCTTTTCATCCTCCTTTGCGTATTCGAGCCCGACGCTGATGCTGTCCTCAACGAATACGGATTTTTTCACTTGTTCGATCTGCCCATCCGCCAGCTCGCCAAAGAATCGGTCGATCAGTTCGGCGTTCTTGGCCAGCCGGATCGCGTCGAGCTCCTCTTCCAGATCACCCTGCACGCCGACCGTCTCCAGCAGCTTCTTGTCCTTCAGATAGTCGCCCTTGAGCTTCTTTTTGACGGCTTTCATCGCGTCGGGGGAGAGGCCGAGTCCGTGCAGCACGTCGTCGATCGCAATGGCCATGTCGAAGTCGGCTTTAAACAGGGCGATGAGCGCCGCCTTGAAGCGCGATTCCGTATCGTATTTGACTTCTTCCTTGCGGATGATCTTCGACTTGGCGATCTCACCAAGCACGTCGACCAGGCGCTCGTAGTTGTCGATCTCGAACTTCTCTTTGTACACTGCATTAAAATGACCGGCGGTTCCGAAAATTTGCAGGAAGGACAGGTTCTTGTTGTCCATGCTTGCGTAAGCTGCTGTCGTCAACTCCGCTTTGATTGCGTCGAGCCTCTTCTTGTCGCCCTTCATCTTGCGCTCCAGCTGGACCGCTTCGTCGACCAGGCTTACCAGGTGCTCCTTGTTCATGATGACGACACCTGCCCAACGAAGGCGTTCGCCAGTTTCCGTTCGGACACATCTACGTCCATGTTCTCGACGCACTTGGCGCAGACGAACCGCCCCATGTAGACGATCAGTTGCTTGTCCGAATCGCAGAACAGGCATTGCCCGTTCGTGCGCTGGAGGAGGATGGTGCCGTCCTCCGCACAAACTTCGATCTTGAATTTTTCGCCGCCAGTCAGGCCGAAGTCGCGGCGCAGGGCGGACGGCAGGGTGATGGCTCCAGTCTTGTTGATTTTCTTATTGAACGATTTCAAGGTGATGACTCCTTTCGCGAAATGAGATTTTTTGTTCCTTGAGCAGCGTGGAATACGCTTGCTCGGCGGCATTCAGGCGGTAAATCGCCGCATCGACGAAGGCCGGTTCTGCATGGTTGAAATGCTGCCAAGCGATCGCGAGTTCCATCTGGGCGCGGTCGACCTCGTTACCAGCAGGGAGGGCAGGTGATTCTTCCAGGTGACGTTTCGCTTTGTTCAAGAGGTACAGCAGCATATTCACGCCTCCTCTGAACCTTCAGATGCTCTTTCAGACAACATGCCTCCAAACGTCCCATCATGTTCTGTTTCCACCCCTCCACAATAGGGGCAGAAGACGTGGCCGTTTCTAAGCTTTACATAGAAAAGTTCCTCACATTCTGAACATTCATACCTTTCGAGTATCCCGTAGGACATCCGCATCTGTTTTCCCCTCCTTACTCAAACGTCTCGCGGTCTTTCTTGCGTCCGTCCTCGCCGTCCATGTGCGCGTGCTTCATCATCTGATTCAGGCGGCTACGTATCGCTTCGACCTTTTCTTCCAGCCGATGCTTACGCATGGCCTTTTCATATACCTGGTCGGGGGCATAGTTGCTTGTCGCGAATGTCGGCAGATTGCCAGTGAAGCGAGCGTTCATGATCTCGAACATGACATCGACCGTGAATTCGGTTCCGGCCTCCTGGCCAAACTCATCAATGACGAGCACCGGCGTCGTGCAGTACGCTTCGATCAGGGTGTCGAGCGATTCTTTTTTCGAGAGCATGCCTCGCATGTTGCGGAAAATCGCGTCCGTGCGGATGAACAACACCGGCACACGACGCTCTTCCAACCTGTTGACCATCGAGAGGACCAGGTGCGTCTTGGCCGTTCCCGGCGGGCCGTATATGTAAACGCCCTTGTCGCTTCCGCCAGGTTCGAACTCTTGTGCGAATCGGTAGATGTATCCGCACAGTTTCTTATGCCGCCTTTTCTGCGCGTCCGGAAAATCGTCGAAAGTAAAGTCCTTGTCGCTGGCCGCTTTTCCGGACAGTGCCAGAAGCCGCTGCCAGCGCATCTCCTGCTGGTAGGTATAAAACGGATCGCACAGACGATGAACGCTGCTGATGTGTCCATTCTGGCTGCTCAGATGAATCTGCATGCCTGTCTGGCCGGGAGGGCGGCGGCAGCTTGCGTAATTGGTGCAGCCCTGGCATTGCCCGAACTGTTTGGCTCTCTCCATGAGCTGGGTCGTGGCAGCCTGGATCATCTCGTCCGTGACATCCAGTTCATTCAATTCGGGTATCCGTTCCCGGAAGTATGCCGGGGTGTAGTGGGAGAGTACAGCGGCGATCCGCTCTTCCAGCCGATCAGAGGCTGTTGCAAGGACTTGTCCGATGCTCTCCAATGTGATTTCCTCCTTCCAACGGCACGAACAGCACTTCCATCATCAGCCGGTCAGGGTCGAACCGGATTGCCTCGATAGGCCGGTCCTTTGGCTGTTTTTCAATCTGCCGCACCAGGCTGTTTAGACTGACCGTCGCCGTCCCGGCGGTGAAGGAGGCGCAAGAGAAGAGAACGAAGCAGCGGTTCGGATCAGGAGGGGCTGCTGTCACAATCCGTTCCGTCGGCGCTTGCTTGGTCTTTGGTTTCGCCATCGCTTTCACCGCCTTTTTGCCTTGGGACGAATCGACCTTCGATGATCGCTTCAATGTCGTCGTAGGTTTTGACCTCGTGCCGGTTATCGTGGTAGTCGCAGATCGCCTTCATGAACTTCAGGAAGCCAAGTTCCTCATCCGTGATCCGGTGATCGTCGAATATGGAAGGCTTTCTCATGGCCTTGCCTTCGATCTGGGCGAGTATTACACCCCCAACCAAACTGAAGTAGCGAGAGAGCTCGATGTGCGTAATGCGCGATTCGCGCCAGCGCTCGGAGAGTTCCTTCGCCAGCTTCTTTCGATTGATTTTCGGCTTCGGCGCCTTCGGCTCAATGCCGAGGATACGGCGAAGTTCGGCTTTTGTGGGCCGCTTGTCCTTCCTGCGTTTGCGTCGCTTCTGGACAGGGGATGCGCTGTGCTTGGCCGGTTTCGGAGTCGTGGTCATCGACTCGCCTCCTTTTCTCGATAGCAACTAAAATCAGGGCGCATTTCGTCAGCCGCGCACAGCCTCACTCCGTCGAAATCGCCGAAGGAATTGGTAACCATTCTTGGCTTGAAGCGTGCGCAGTGTTTGCAAGGCGGCTCGTTGATCGGGATCGTCAGTGCTGTTTCACATTTGTACGTAACCCAAGGTTCCCATTTCATCGCGCTGTTCGTAACCTGGGGAGGGGTTGGCAGGCGCTTGGCCGGTTCCTTCTCGTTCAGCTTGGGTGAGCGCGGACTGTTGATCCCCCATTCGCGAAGTCTCCCATATAAGGTGTTTGGTTTCATGCCTTGCTCGCGCTCGATTTGAAGTACGGTCTTTCCTTTGGCAAACTCGGCAAGCACGAGCTCCTTCGTAACGTGTTCGTATTTGCGGGGTGGCAATTGGATCGGCCTCCTCTCCTGAACGCCTTCGGCGTTCGTGATCTTCGGCGGGGTAGTAGCCCCGTACTTGAGCCGCTCTTCTTCAGTCATTGGCCGGGTGATGCACTCACTCGACCCTCTGGAGCGCAGCTCGACTTCCCGCTTCGGCACCGGTGTTCCCGTTTGTCCTCTATTCGATGCCACGGTCATCACCACAATTCGTCTAATTTAATTTCAAGTTTCGGTCTACCGTCTTAAATTGCGGCAGTTTACGCATTGGCGTTTAAGTTGATCTGCCCGATGTCAATCACCAGCTCTTCCGAGATTGGTTTGCCCTCGGTCATTTCGAGCAGCACGTCCAGAATTTCCACGGCGTTGCGCAGCCCGCCCTTGCGGGGATTGAGCGCGATCTGAATCATCAGGTTCCGGGCGGCCTTCGTCATATTCACCCGTTCGAGCAACTGCTCGACTTCCTCCCGGCTCGGCCCTTGCAGACGCTGGTGGAAGGGGGCGCGATCGGCCAGGCGCTTCAGTTCGGGGCGCATGTCCGCGAAGTCGAGGAACATTTCCGCCAGGGCCAGGTTGCCGATCAGAGCAACGCCGATGTTCCCGGTTTCGTCGTAGATGTCCCGCAGCGCCTCGTACTTGTCTGGGGTTTTCAAGAGATCAGCCTCGTCAAAGATGAGGAAGAGGGGCGAGCGCTTCAACTGCTTAACGATCCGGCGCGTGAGCTGGTTCGCGCTGCCGCTATCGGAGAGGCCGAGCGCGTCGGCCAGCTCCTGAAGCAGGCTTTTGACGGTATGCGTGCTCTTGCAACGGATGTACACCGCGCTGCCAGGATTGTGCAGCATGTACTTCTTCAGGGTTTCGGTCTTGCCGAGGCCGGGATCACCGGCCACGATGCCGAATTTATGCTTGCTGGCGGCTTTCTTCAGTACGTAGCGCATTCGCTTGACATCGTTCGTCTCCACGAACGGCAGGTCATCGGCCGTCGTGATGTAGTCGATGCGCAAAGGCGTTTCAGCCTCGCTGTCTTCCTCCCACATGCCCACTTTGCGCAGATGATCGCGCACTTTTTGCTGGAACTCTTCTTTTTCGTCGTAATTTCCGTTAATATAGAGGGAGATGTAGCTGCGAGAAATGCCTAGTTCCTGCGCCACATCACCAACTTTTGCGCCTTCCTCCTTGATGAGTCGATGGAGGAGGGCTCTTTCTTTTGACCAGGTATGCCGAGGGAACCTCATATTTTCCTCACCCTCCGTCCGTACCAGTTGTGCAACTCCCATGTTCGATTCCTCCCTAGATTAACCTTCGGTGCCTTCCCGCAGGATATAGGCATCCAAAGCACTTACTTTATCCGGTTTGCGCGGCTTCGATGATGCCGCCTGGCCTTCGCGTTGCTTAACCACTTGCTCGGTGCCGACTACGGCCCGAACGCCATTCTTCGCGGTGCCGGTTCGACCGCTCTTCCGCTGCGTGCCTGCGGCCTTCCGTTCTTCGGCCACGTCCTCCAGCGAAATGATTTTCGCGTCCTGAATAAGCTGCTTGACGACCTTCCGGCGATTGGCGCGGCGCTTGTGCAGCTCCTGAACGTCCTCTTTGGTAGCGTTGAATGCCAGAAGCTCCTTGTTGGTGGCCGTGAACATATATTTCTTGGTCTTTGGATTGAAGACCAGCAGCTCGCCGATCCGGTTCGGGTCGTATTTGATGATGACCTTCTGCCCGGCAAAAGCTGGCAGATCGTCGTGCCAGAACCAGCGCGTTTTGCCGCGCGTGCTGAACCGCTTGATGCCGCTGCCCGTTACCGCTGCACTTTCCACGTCCATCAGGCAGATGTCGAGCGCCCGTTCGTCCGGCCAGCCCTCGCGAATCTTCGGCGTAGAGAAATGCTTATGAAGCGGTTCCGTATGTATCTGGCTGTGCCTGGTCGTGTGGTATTCATACAGGTAGGCTTCGACCTTCTCCGAGAGCTCGTCGAGGTTGAGCAATTTGCCTTGTTCATGCAGCTTCTTCTCGTCGTACCCCTCCGGGCGATCCTTGTTGTTCGCTCCGCACCAGCCAGGCAGATCACTGGTGAATTGTTCGGTAAAGGTGCGGAACCACCGTTCAACATGGGCCTTTGCTTGCGGGTGATACGGCGTAGCGAATTGCACTTTAATGTCGAATTGGGCGCAGATGCCGCGCGTCTCACGCGAAAGCTCCCAATCCTCGTGTTTTCTGCCTGCCTTGACCTGGGCTTTGTAGTCCTCCCCGTTGTCGATGTACAGCATGCCAGGGATGCCGCCGAGGTCGATCGTCTCCTCCACGTCGTTGCCTTCTTCATCCTTGGTTCTTATCACTTTAGGCAGCATGGCGTGTCGCAGCGCCAGGGCAATCGTCCGGCCATTGGCTCCGGCCGACAGGCACCAGCCCACAACCACCCGGCTGCATACATCGAACCAGACGGTGATCCACGGTCGAATGGCGCGTCCCATGTAGGAAATGAACAAGTCCAGTTTGTGGTGGTCGCCCATCCATACCTGATTGACATAGGCCGGTTCCTCGCGGGTCGCTTTCTCCGCGAACTTCTTCATGTATGCCTCCGGGCCTTCGCGTGCCAAGCAGCACAGGTCAGGCTCATAGGTTTCCATGTCCTTCAGGTAGCGGTACACGCTTGCCCTGGACGGCATATCGTAACCGTTTGTCTCACAAAACGCCTCCAGCTTCTTCAGTACTTTGGCCGGTTTCGGCTTTTTGCGATCCAGATAGGTGCCCCGGATGAAGCGTTCGACTTCATAGGGGATTGACGTTCGCTGCGGCCCCTGCGTCAGGAGACGCGATTTTCGCATGAGTCCAACCACCCCATATTCTTCAAATTTCTTCATGTCTAGGTAAATGGAAGCTACGCTCCGGCCATGCACATCGGCCAGATGCTTCACCCATTCGGTTTTGTCCATCCCGCCCGGCGGGTTTGCAGCCCGTTCGATGAGCTCGATCCGGCGCTCCGCAGCGGCCAGCATGTCCTGAAACTTTTCCTTGCCGACAGCGTTCTCCAGTTCGGCCAGCGAATAGGTGATGCCTTCGGATAAATCCGGTTCCTTCTCGCTCGGGCTCCCTTCAGCGGCTGCCGCCACTTCATTGCTTGTCCAGTATTTGCGTTGCGCTTCGGTCGGGAGGGAGGACACCGGGATAACATAGCCGGGGCGGCCCTTGCCGGTCGATTGCGCCAGTTTGGCCTTGATGCTCTTCTCCTTGATCTGCTTGCGGATCGTCTGGCTGGACACACCCATCAACTCCGCCGCTTGGGCGACTGTAAGTTCTGGCTGCATGCGTTCCCTCCTCTCTTGGCAATTGATGGGTTATAATAGAATGATAGAGCTCTGACTTTGGCGAGCGAAGCTCTTCTAAACTCCTTTGGAAAGGATTGGTCTTAGTTGTGACTAAAACTGCAAGAGCTACTTTCGATACATTAAGCGGTTTGTTTGATGCGTTATCTCAAGGCTTTGTAACACCGCAAGCAATGAAACGGCTTCGTATTGCAGAGGCGAATCTCTCCGACGAAGCGCTGGATCGGTATGTTTTCGACTACGACACTGAAGTGGATGCCGCCATACACAAGATGGCTGTTGTCGTCCTGGATTCTCGCAGAATCAATGATGTATTCCAGGGCTTGGACACTTCTGTGCAACTAGCGCTCTTATGCAGGTATGAGTTGGTGAGCCCGGCTTTTCACGATGGAAAAGAATCAACGCCCCCCGCTGACGTACCTATGTCGATTCCCGATCTATTCAAGTGGATGTACATCGACTTGTATCGCAAGCTAACAAAGCCTATTTGATGTAATGGCCCGTTCCGTGATCGTCTGCATCCGAAGAGCAAAATCGTTGTTCTTCAGGTACACAGCGAGAACGGAACGAGGCAAATTCATCCGCTTGGCTACTTCAGTCAATTTCAATCCTTGTGCGTTTTGCGCAAGGATTATATTCGTTCGTGCAAGCTGCACCCTTTCCAGTCCGATAATTCCCGGCAAGTTTATCCCTCCTGTTCGTTTTCATTTCCTTCCAACCTATTCAAATAGAGAAGAGGCGTTCTCTATTGTTCACTAGGGGCGTGTTGCGCGGTTTGGGTATCGCGCTTAATGCGAGGCGTGTTTAACGTGGTTTGTTAAGCTGGTTTGCGAAGCGAATCCAAATTGAGTTTAAGAGCCTTGGCGATCTTTGGCAGAAAGCTTCTTCCGGAACGCTCGCCGATCATGATCAGGTAAATGTAGTTGCTGCTAGTACCAACTTCAGCAGCCAGTTGATATTGCGTTTTGCCCGTTTCGATGAGGCGCTTCTTGATGATCACGCCAACAGGCGACAATTTGCGTTTTTTCATGTAGGTTCACCTGCTTCGATTCTTTCTCGTAGAACTGCCCGTCTTTCAGCTTCCCGCCCGATGGTACGGAGCAGGTTGTCGGTCGCTGCGATTTTTGCGCTGTATTCCATCACAGTACGATGTAGTTCCTCGATAAGCTCCCGCTTACGCGCCTCCAGCATATCTCCAAAAGCATCCAAAACATGTTCCTGTGCAGCAGTTGCGATTACGACGTTTTCCGGAGTAGAAAAGTCCATGTCGTTGATCAGCTTGTGAATGACGGATGATGTTTCATCCATTTGCTTCTTCAATGTCTCGTGCATCTACATTCCTCCTTTCCTTGCCGATTTAATTCCACGTTCTTACTATTCAGTTTTCAAAGAGCAAACTTTCAAAGCGATTTTCCGAGAACTTCACCCCTTTCATCGAGAGAATAAATTCAGTGATTTTTGATATTTAGTTGTCAAGGAGCAGAGGATTCGTCTGTTTTTGACACATGATGTGTGTTACGATTTTGATGTGGTTTCCTATCTATCTATCATATTACTGAATATTTCATGTGAATGCAAGTTATTTAAAGAAAATATCATGCGAAATGCAGAAAAAAGCATGTGGAGGTTGATTTCCGTGCAAACGATTGGCGAAAGGATCAAATATTTGAGAGATTCTCGGAATTTATCTATGGGTAAGCTAGAAAGTGCTATCGGTGTTGCAGGAGGAAGCGTAGACAAATGGGAGAAGGACAAGAGTATGCCTGGAGGAAAGGCACTGATTAGTTTATCGAATTTTTTCAGTGTTTCGATTGATTGGATACTTAAAGGGGAAGAATCGCCTCAAGTACCGGTCAATGAAAAGGTCGAAATGATTACCACGGAATTGTCACCTGAAGATGTTGAATTGTTGGCAAAGTTTCATCAGCTAGACCTGAAGGATCAGGGGAGAATCGAGGAGCGCATCGAGATGTTACTGGCAGATAAGAGGTCTAGTAATTCTGTTACTGCTAACCCATAATGACCGGAGGTTGACGGTGTAAGCTGTCCTGCTATTGACGGCCATGCTGTCCGCAGCAGGGTAGAAAAGCAGGGAGAATCAAGACAATTCTCCCTGGATCACGCGCTT